CCGGACCGAGTGTCGTCCGCGATCCGCTGCACATCCTTCTGCGCCTGCCCGAACGAGCCGAAGCCCTGCGTCGCCAACCTCAGCGTCGCGTCGAGCTTTTTCGCCTCGTCGGAAATGCTCAGAAATGCGCGGGCGAGGGCGACCACCGAGACCCCCGCGAGAGCGCCGGAGATGGCGCCCATGGATCGGGCGATAAAAGCTTCGGTTGCGCCTGCACTCTTCTGAATGCCCGACATGGCCCTGTCGAACTTGGTCTCGGCGCGAGCGACATTGGCCTCGTACCTGCCGAGCCGGGCCTCCAGCTCAACGACGACGCGATCAGCGGTGACAGCCATCAGTGGATCTTCCCGATGCCAGCGCGCTCCATGCGCAGGAACATGGCGCTCACATCATCAGCGGACGGCGGGGATTCCTCGCCATCCTCGTTCGCTAGATTGTGATGGTGCAACAGCGCGGCATATTCCGGCATGGTGACCTCCTCCGCATCCCTCAGTCCGAAACCGATGGTTCGGAGGTTGTGGAGGACGACGCCCCAGTCGATCTTTTCTGGCGTGGCTTCACCGGGGCTTTTTTTTTAGCCTCCTGCGCCGGGGCATAGCCGACATAGAGCGCGGCAATGATCGCCTTGGCCGTCAGGTGATGCTCAGCGATAGCGTGACCGTCGACATAGTTTTCGATCAGGCTGTTGGCGCGCAGGGCAGTGACTTCGACGGCAATGCCGTTCACCTCTCCCTTGCCCCCGCCGATCAGCCCTTGGCGTATCGTCTCGACCACATCATGGATCGACCAGCCGCCGTGCAGCAGGCGATGCTTCACCAGGTCAATCGGTCCGGCCTTTTCCTCGATCTCCACGATGCGGCGGATAGGCAGCTTGAAGAGATAGCGCCCATCAGCGAACGGCAGATCGATCTCGGTTTGCATGGAGTGACGCTATGTGGGATGGTGCCCCATGCTCTACGGACGCCAGCAGGGGGACGGATGCGGAAGGGTGTAATTGCAATCGCATTGGCGTCTTCGGCTTGTGGCGCCAGCGTTCAGAATGAGGCCCAAGAGGCAGTGGCACGCGACCTTCGCGACCCAGCTTCAGCGCAGTTCCGCGACGTGAAGGTCTACCCCAAATACGTGTGCGGGGAGGTCAACGGAAAGAATGGCGTCGGCGCTTATGCCGGATTTACCCGCTTCTGGTACAATCGCGAGACGAAGGAATACGCTATTGATCCGAGGGGCCAGGATGGCGACGAGATTGACCGGACCAACCAACGGATATTTGAAGGAACCGTCGAGACATTTTGCAAGGATAGTGCTGCATGATTTTCCCGCTGTTGCTCGCCGCCACGATAATCCTGCCGACCGATCGCTCCTATGTGCTGGCAGAGACTGACAAGCCTGCCGCCGAAGCTGTACAATGCGCAGAAGCATTCTTCGACAAGGGCGGTACCGCGACGATCGAAACACAGCCTTATGGCCAGCGCGTCGATTTTCGGTTCGGCAACCTAGGCGGCACCGTCAAGGAGCCGACGATGTCCTTCGAGGTGCACGACGGCGATAAGCGGACCCTGCTGCTCTATGGGTTCGGCACCTATCGCGGCGCCACGAAAAACATCTGGAAGCAGATGGCGAAGAAGTGCTGGCCGGAACTGTTCGACGCGCCGCTGGTGAAGCCGAACTGAAAAGGGCGACCCGCAGGCCACCCCTTAACTCCTCGCTATATCGCCCGATCAGGTATTGGAGACGGGTGAAGCCGAACTGGGAATGACATACGGCATTGCCGCACTTTTAGGCTTGTATGTTATACGGCAATGCCGTATATGATCCCATATGCAGACGGTAGTCGAAACGCCCACATACATCAAAGCGGCTGACAAGGCCGGGATGACGGATGATGAGCGCACCGCAATCGTGGACTTCATCTCGGCCGATCCCACTGCGGGCGATATCATTGAGGGCGGCGGCGGGGTTCGCAAAGTACGAGTCCCCCGAGAGGGCAAGGGAAAGAGTGGCGGATACCGCGTGATCACATACTATCTGAACGCCGATGAACCGGTCTTTTTGATCACGGTTCTGTCCAAATCAAAGCAAGCCAACCTGACCAATGAACAGAAGAAGCGGGCAAAGGCGGCGGCCAAGGATATCAAGAAAGGAGCATAATGATGAACGATGAAGATTTTGGCGGCATCATTGCTGGCCTGAATGATGTTAAGGATTACATGGCGGGCAAACGTGATGGATTTGTCGCCCATGACCCGGTGGACGTGAAGGCGATCCGAACCGCCACCAAAAAGACGCAGCAGGGCTTTGCCAACACCTATCATCTGCCGATCGGCACTGTGCGTGATTGGGAGCAAGGGAGGCGTCGGCCTGACGCGCCTGCCCGGGTGCTGCTTTCCATGATCAAGGCCGACCCTGCTGCTGTGGAGAAACTGCTGGAGAAGGCGTGACGCGTCAGGTGTTGGCTACAAAGGACTTCGGACCCGCCGCGCTGATCGTCAGGCTGACCTGCACATATTCGCCGTTCGTGCCGGTGATGTTCAGATCGGTGATGATGCCAGGCCCCTCGTAAAAGCCGTCGATCACTTCGCTGCCGGTCACCTCATCGAACATGAAGCGATAGTTGGTCGCCTCCGAGCTATCGAAGGCCTCCTGTACATCAGCCAGCAGCGGGCGGTGCAGCAGGCCCGAGCCGCTGATCGTCCAATCGGTCGCGCCCACATCGCGCACCGTGATCGGCGTGGCGTCGGGGTCGGCGCAGTCCCAATCCACCGTATCGCTGGTCGCGCGGGTCTGCTGGAAGCCCTTGGTCGTAATGCCGCACATGGGCGAGAACACTTCGGGCGTCGCGCCGTTGCCCATCATGATAGCAACGCGCGTGCTTTTCAGCTTGTCGGTATAGGCCATTCCGCAACTCCAGCGAGGATTTGCGGGAAGGCTATGGGGTAGGGGGCGCCGTCTCTACGGACGCCAGCGAGCTAGGTCGCGGTGGCGCGGATCTGCACGACGCCATGATAAGCATCCGCCTCTGCACTGTCCTCCAGCACCTGTGTCTGCACGGCATGGACGCCCAGCGATTCGCCGTCAGCCAGCGGGACAGCATCGATGGCACTGACGATGCGGACAATATGCGCGTTGATGGTCGCGGCCTGGGCTTCTGGATCGAGTACGTCGTCGGCTGCTGGAGGCGCGGTCACCTTCAGCTTCGTGAAGCAATGGATCACGCCCGACTGGTCCGACCCGCTGCCCCCATCCAGTTCGGCGACAGTGCCGGTGAGCATCGGCACGCGGATGAAGGGAAAGATGGGTGAGGCAGGGGATTTACTCGGATAAATGCGCGCGGCCGGGACGATGGCGGTAAGCTGCGCGTCAGCCTTCAGAGATGCTATTATCTTCCCGCGCACGGACAGAGATGGGTCAAGGGTCGTTATCATTGAGCATCGCCCGCCAGTTGATTGCTAGGCAGGGCAGAACCAGTTCCATTGCCGTTTCGGCCAGGCTTTCGTCGTACTCCTCGGGCGCGTCCAGCATCAGACGGTCTAGTATCGCCCCCGCCCAAAGCGTCAGGCCGTTGATTATCTCCGCTCGCATCGGAATCGGGCTTAGCAGGAGCGCTGACCTCTGTCGCCTTGCGTTTGGCGATCGCGCGTTCGCCCACTTCCCGCTTCACCGTCCCCTCATAGCCAGCCCTGAATGCGGTGATGGCGCGCGAGGGCCACCTGTGGTCATAGTCGGCGGTGAATCGAACCTTCATAGCGTTCCTCCCTTCACGACGCGCTTGACGGCCCTGACAACCTTGGCTTGAGCTTCCGGCCTAGTGCGATCAGCGGCGGGTTGCATATATGGTCGGGCGGGAAGGCGTGAATTCCCAAATTCGTGCGCGGCGGCATACTCTGCGTTAGACGTGCTTTCCGCCGTTAGATCCCCCGTCCGATGGGTCTCGATATTGTCGGCAAGGTGTCCACTGTCATTGTTCGGCGGGGTACCAGGAGCCGATGGGACGTGCTTTCCTTTTGCACTCGTTGACCCTGTTGTGATGCTTATCTGCGCCTCTTTCGTTAGAAACTCGCCTGCCTCGAAAATCGCCTTGCCAACTTCACGCACCATTGCCGCGCCACGGATGCGCTTCAGACGGGCTTTATGGGCTTTCTGGCCTGTGATCTTGACCATCAGCCGCTCTTCCGCATCGAGGCTGCCAGGAAGACGTTAGCTCCAGCAAGCAGGCAGATCGCCACCGATTGAAGCAGATCGATCAAGCCGCACGCCCCCGACAAATCCAATGGCTCGCAGCAGCATCCCGCTCAGCGCTCGCGATCATCCACCGCTTGCCCTTGGCGCTGATCTGAAAGTCGGTCGTCACTTCCACACCCAGCCCGGCCGACAGGATAATGATCCGGACATCGCCTTCGGAATATCCCTCTGACTGCCGCATGGCATAGGTCGCGCCGTCCACCTGGCAGCGACATGGTAGATCGTCGCCGCCGCTGTAGCCGGTTATATTGCCCTCATCGTCGTAGATAGGCTCTGTCCCGTCGCGGTGCAGCGTGCCGGGCAGATAAAGACCGCCCAGAGCCGCGCCGAAGATCGCCTCTATGCCGCCGTCGAGCAAACCCATGTCAACTTCCCCAAGGCGGGAGGACGCCCGCGAAGCCGTTGAATCCGCCGCCACCCAGGACGCAGCCGGTTCCGGTCACGCGTGGCCCGCCGACGCAGGCCTTCAGCATCGGATAGAGCTGCTGCCCATAGGAGGTGCCGCCCCAATCGCCCATGCTCGCCGCATTGCCGCCAGACGCGCGCTCGATCTCGATCGTGCCGGACTTGATGCGCTGGATGCCCTGGGGAAGCTGGCTGTCGGTCCCGGTGCCCAATCCCTGCTGTGCCAGATAATGCGCGGTCGCCAGCATGCAGGCCAGTTCGGCGTCATCGCCCAGGCAGGCCTGGATCTGGTCCACGATACGCGCGGCGCGGGCGGACCAGAAGGCATAGGCTTCGTCGCTCACCGCCGCGAAAGCCGGGAAGATCGCCGTGAACTGGTCTTTCGTGGGCGCTGAATAGGCCATCTGTGATCCTTATGAAAATGGCCGCCGCGTGCGAGACGAGGCGGCCCAGCTCCCCCGGAGGAATCCGGTTATTCCTTGCCGGCTTCCTCGCGGGCCAGTTCGATCGCGGCGATGATGTCGAGCTTTTTCGTGGCGTCGCCAAGGTCGATCTCTTCCTTCGCGGCGAGATCCTTCAACGCGTTCACAGACAGCTTCGCCAGATCCTGCGGCGGTTCGTGGTCGCCCGCCTCAACAGGCTTTACCGACAGCGTTTTGCTGGCCCGCCTTGCCTGCTCGTCCGACATGGCAAGAGGCACCGAAGCGCCCGGCTTGACCCATGCATGGCCGTTTTCGGTCCACACACCAACGGCCGCAGGGCCTTTGTTTTCGACTTGGAAATCCATAAATCCTCCTACGACCGAAGCCGGACCCGATCAGGCCCGGCCCCTTGGCTCAAATCAGCTCGGAACGTCGCTGATCTCGTCGATATAGGCCATCGCACCCGGCAGGCGGATTTCCGTGCCACCCGTGCGTGCAATGACGCCCTGCTGATAGTGCATCAGCCCGGCCCGATAGACCGGCAGAACCCGGCGCGGCATCGGCAGATGGAAGCGCAGAACCTGCGGATCTTTCCGATAGACGGCCATGCGGCCGCCACCGTCCTGCGAAGCCGAAGCCAGGTCACGCAGGGGACGAATGTCGAGCGGCTGCCCGGTCTCGGCCGTATAGTTGTTATTACGCCGGATATATTCGAGCGCGCTGATGACACCGCCGGCATCGGTCAGGCGCCGTTCCGAGGCCGCACGAAAAGCCGAAGGAGGCAAACGAACAGTATCGGCCCATTCAACCTCATTCGAGTTCTCGCGGACAGCGTTCAGGCCAGCATTAACGTCCGCCGCCATCTCGTCGGCATCCTTGTTGGCCCAGAAGGTGGAGCCGCCAACCGTCGCTGCGTCGGTGCGCTGGACAATCGCGCTGTTGACGAGGCCGGTCGTGTTGATCTCGTCCGAACCCGACATGCCGATATTGTAGAGCAGACGCTCCACATCGTCGCCAGCGTCCATGGCATCATCCTCGACGGCGTTGATGCCGTAGAGCGCGCCCTGGTTGATCTCCTCGTCCGACCATTCCCAGCCTGCGCCGACCATGAAATAGTCATGCGTGCCGAGATTGTGGGTCGACTTCCCGAAGGGCATATCGGCGGCCTTGCCCGAGATGATCTTGGCCGCGCCTGTGTGATCCTTCAGGCGGAACTGCGTGCCGATGCCCCAGGCATTGCCCTGAGTGACCACAGGGATATGGTCGGCATAGTTGAAAGTGGGATAGCGGCGCTTGTAGATAGCCGCCTCGATCTCCCGGCCCTGCGCAACGACAAGGCCATAGGCGGCCTGCTCGTCAAGCATTTGCGTCTGCTGGTACAATGGCCCGCCCTCCTTAGCGCAGCTTCAAAGAGACTTCGACGACATCGCCGTTGCCCCCGGTTTCTTCGAAAGTGCAATCCGGAATGCGGATGTGCGTGATGGTCTTGGTGAATCGCTTGGTTGCCGGGTTCCAATAGACCGGATCACCGGGGCCGACAGCTTCACCCGCAACGACCGCAATCGGACCCAGCGTCATGAATGCGCCCTTGAAATACTGGGGGTAACGGTCCTGGGTGGCAGCGCCAGCGATTGCGGGAACAGCGCGGTTGAGGATCGCCAAACCGAGGAATTCGGCGTTTGCGGTGTAGGTGACGGTAATCGTGAACTGATCCCCGATGGCAGGATCGGTACCCGCGTCGGTGATCGTGAACGGGCCGATGCCGCCGATGGTTGCCGCAACACCGGTCGTGACATTACCCAGTTCGATCCCATCGGGATCGGTGAACAAGAAATCGGCAGTTGCGCCAGCCGACACGGCGGTCAGCTTGTAAACGCCCTGCTTGGCGCCAGCCGCCACCGCTGGAGCAGCGGTGATGGTCGCAGCGCCGGTGTTGCCAGCCACAGCCGCGCCCGCAGCGGTGGCCGCGAAGGCAGCGCCAGCGATGACGCCCTGATCGTGGGAGCCACGGAAGGCAGGCTGGCCGAACTCGATGCCAGCAGCAGTTTCAACCGTACGGCTGATCCGGTTCGCCTTCTCCTCGCTGGTGATCTGACCCGGCAGCCACT